AAATAATATTTATTTAAGTAAGATAAAAGAAAAAATTTAAGGGAATAAGATGGAATTAAAAGAGTTATCAAGATATTACAATTTAAACAATAATGATATATATAAATTTATGGGAGTTACACGTCAAAGTGTAGACCATATAAAAAAAAATAATAAAATTAAATACAATCAATTTATAAATGATTTCATATTAAGATATAACAATATTGATACAATGGAACTAATTAAAATAATAGAATTATATAAAATTCAATCAATTAAAATTCAATAATTATAAATATTGCATATAAGCCATTATAAAGACGTTTTATACCATAAGTAATATGTAGGTATGGACAAAGGGGAGTTTTGCCGTTGTAGGGTATTTAAAAAGGTACTGTGGGGCATAGTGTGAGCCAGTTGGGTGCTTGAACGCACGATTTCTCACTACTTGCGGTTTTTTTAAATCAATATTCGTACTTCAAATAGGATTTTACTTAAAATAGTAAAGTCCAATATATCGACTAAAAATATACTAGGTGTATATTACTACAAAATATTAAAAATCCTAAGTTTTTGTATAGTCCAACATATTAGACTGCACTTTATGGAAAAAAGTAAACTAGAAATTGATGTAGACAAAATAGTAACGGACTCAGTGGTAATAGATGTTCTTGGTAAAAAGAGAAGTACCTACTATTACTGGAAAAAAACAAAGCCATTAGAAGTGGCACTTATCAAAGAAGCAATACTGCTCAGAAAAGCTCAAAAGGGTCTAACAAGAACATTTGAGGTGCTAAATGCTATTAGATAAACGAACAGAGGAGCTAATAAGAAAGTTTCCGAACGATAATATTGATGAAGTATCAATGATAATAGCAGATGGTGGACTGATTCTCAATAAAGTGCAATTAGCTAAAGCCCTTGATGTATCTACTAGAACAATAGAGAAATATGAAGTAGAGGGTATGCCATCTTCAAAGTATTCTACTCCACGATACAGATTATTCACTTTAACAACAGCTATTGAGTGGGTCATTCTCAATATAGACAAAACCAAATCAAAACGTGGTAAAGCACAAGCAGCAGAAGTCCCTGAAGATATGGAAAATGATTGGAAGTTCAGAAAAGAGAGAGCTGATGCCCTAAAAACAGAGCAGATGGCAGAAGAAGCTACCTTAAAAGTTAAAGAACTGAAAAAAGAGCTTGTAAAGAAAGAAGATACCGATAAAGCTATGGCAGATTTAGCTTCAACAATGGGAGCTATGTATAGAAATGATATAAAAGCTTTACCAGTTCTACTAGAAAATAAACCATTTACAGATATTAGAGAGGAGTTAGACCGCCATTATAAAGATAGAATGGAAACAATGCACCGAATTTTATCTAAAGAAGCAAAAGTAGCAGATGGAGAAATACCGAAATATGCCTTTGATATTCTATTTGAAGCCATAAAGGAATCAGATGGTAAGAATTAGTGGTAAAAGAACATTAAATACTTTTACTTGGGAAGATTTTGTACCTACAGATAAATGGACTGAACAAAATATCTACCTAAGCAGTGATGTATCCCCTATTACTGGTTATATGCAACTAAAATATACACCACATCTACGAGAGATGATGATAGACTACGATAGAACAACCTCTTGGAAGTTTACAGCTATGTTTTCATCTCAATGTGGTAAGACTACCTCTATGTTTGCTCTTATAGCAAAAGCTCTTGATACTGACCCTACAAATATGCAATTAGCGATACCTGCTGATAATGGGGTACAAGATTACATTATAGGTAAAGTAGACCCATTTTTCGCAGGTATTAAATCATTAAAGAAAAAATTTGAACAATTTATGGATGTAGAGAAAAAAAGAGCTGTATCTGCAAGAAAAAGGGTCGCAGGTGGTAATTTATTCATTACTGGTAGTTCTGCAAAAGAGAGAAGGTCTAGGACTGTTAAGTATCTATTTTTAGATGAAGTTTCTTTGTTTCCAGTAGGAGCGGTGACGGAGTTTATTGGGAGAACAAAATTTTTTGAACGCTTCTTTAGGAAGGTTTTTCTAGTTTCTACCATAAAAGATAGTGAAGATGAAATCGTAAGGTCATACAATGATAGCGAGTGTAAAAAGGAGTGGAGTTTAGAGTGTCCTAGCTGTGGAGAGTTGTTTCACCCTACAAGCAAACACTTTAAATACTGCACAGAAGAACAGTATATGAAAGAGAACGATATAACTCCTGACGATTTTGATATTGATAAGTATAAAAATTATGCAAAAAAACAAAATGCCCACCTTGAATGTCCTCACTGTGTTCACCATATAACATCTGAAGAAAAAGACCATCAAATATTAAATGAAAATTGTAGTTTTGTAATAACAGAGGGGAATAATAGCGATGGCACAATAGGATATAAAGCAAATGCTCTAGCTATGTACTCTACAAACTTTAACACAATAGCAAGTTTATTAATAGATGCAGAAAACTATGAACAAAAATCAATCATTTATATTGACTATTTTAATGAGATATATGACGATGGCTCAAGTGATGTTGTACTGGAAGATATTTTACTTCTTGGAAATAACTATAGAACTTGGGAAATTCCTAAAGATACAGTAAGACTCTATATGACTATAGATACTCAAAAAGACCACTTTTATTACCAAATAACAGCTTATGAATATGGATTTGTAGCAAACACAGTAGCTTTTGGTAGAGTTGAGACCACACAAGAGCTAAAAACACTTATGTTTAACTCATATGAGGGAAACGGTAGAACATATATGATAGATAAAGTAGCAATAGATAGGAGAGGTATCGCAGAAAGAACCACTCAAGTTGATGAATTTATCATAGAAATAATGGAAGAAAGTGGTCAAATTGACTTCATTTATGCAACGCAAGGGGTAGCAGAGATAAATGGAGCAAAACTTTTTACTGTAAATAGACAGAAAAAAGAGCTAAATATGTGCGAATATGAGTTTAAAGTTATAAATATTTCCAATTTAATGGCAAAAAATGAACTTTCCAATATGATTTCAAGAAGTATCACTAAAGTAAAGTCGGAAGACACAGAAATACAAAATACTTACCATAAAAGGCTCTTTGCGATAAATCAAGATATTGTAGAGGATGCAGAAGCTAGAAATGGTAAATCTACAATACACGACTACGAAAGACACCTCACATCTGAAGAATTAAGAACTGTTAAGGGCAAATTGATATGGGAAAAGAAAAATAGCTCAGTAAGAAATGACTACTGGGATTGCTCTGTTATGTCTATAGCTTTAGCAGAGATGGATTTAGTATCAAATATCCAAAAGCCAGTATTCTTAGAGGATGATGGCTCTCAATTACTCTCCCTTTTATCATAAAGTGTAAAATCAATAAACCCTACTAGACCCCACATACCAAAATAGCAATAAAAAAGTCAAGAAAATACTACCCCACCCACTGGGGTATTTCTCATTTTAATCCAATCACTAAGAAAACTAAGGTTACCTCCACGACCACATAATATTCTATGTTAATTCAAAATATAGGATATTTATGGACGCACATTTACAGTCTTTAAAAGATGAACTAGCATTACTAGAACAAGCTCAAAAAGACAATGATGAGTCAGGAGCAGTAGATACCTTCAAAAAGGCTGACACCTTAATCAAATATACAAATATCCAAAGCAGAATTAGAATCCTAAAAGAGAAAATAATAACTTTGGAGGTCAATGGTGTTAAGTAAAATAAAATCTTGGTTTTCAAATGGTGGTAGATACTTCAATGAAGATGTAAAAGCACTTGAATTTATGAATAAAGCATCAGAAAATTTTGAATTAACAAAAGCTACATCTGCACGAAAACTTAACCAAAATATGGCTTCTCTTAATATCAATAATGACCTCGTATCATCTATACGACTTGCATACGAAAGAGGTGTTATTGGTACTCAAATATCTATACAAAGCAGAACAGAAGATGAGGGATTTAACACTCTATTTGAGGATCAAATCAAAGAATGGAGTAAAAGAGGAAATTGTGAATTAACTGGAAGGTTTTATAGAGGGTTAGCAGAGCGTTCTATGATAGGTTATAACAAGATTAATGGTGGGTTTATACTTATACACCACTATAACAAGAAATGGGACATTCCTTATAAATTTGAGATAGTTCCACTTACTATGATTGACTATTCGCAAGACAATATTATGGAAAACAAGATAAATGGACTCAAGATAAATAACTATGGAGAATTAAAGGGGGTTTACATTTATACAGATGGTCATAAGACTACATCTAAATTTGTATCAAGCAAAGATTTAACGCTATATGTGATTCCTTTTGTAGACCCTACTCAATATAGCGGTGTATCCTCTTTATCCCCTATAATATCTACACTAGATATGCTTTCTACTTACAATGTAGCAGAACTTCGGTCAGCAAAAAACAAAGCCGAAGGTGCGATTGTAGTAAAAACACAACTATTCAATGAAATTCTTAAAATCAAACAACAACGAGCAAAATCTATATCAGGTGGAGTAGTAAGTGAAAACGAACTATTTGAGTTATACAAACACTTCAAAATAACTGGTGGATTAGAGGGTGCAAACTATGTACCTGCCGATGATGATGTTGTAAACCTTCAATCAAAAACAGATTCTATTTTTGACTCACTAGATAACAGTGCAAAAAGAACAATTAGTGCAGGTGCAGGTCTATCAACTCAGACAACTTTTAGAGAGATGCCTAGCTCTTACAATGCTGCACTTTTAAATGCCCAACTAGATGATGCACAATTTGAAATAGAGTTTATGGACTTCACTGAAATGCTTTGGAGAGAGGTTATAGAAGTAAGACTTTTAGATGCTCTTGTCTTGAGTGGAAAAATAAAAATAACTGACTTTTGGACTTCTCCACAGAAGTATAGAAAAGTCGAATTTATCAGAAAATCATCATCTCATATAGACCCATCAAAAGTAGAAAAAGCAATCACTGATTCTCTTGATAATGGTACATCAAATCAAATAGACATTATCGCTACTAAGGGTAAAGATTGGCAACAAAATATCAAAAGACAAGTTGCTTATGAAATTGAGTCAATCAAGATAAGAGAACAGATGTTTAAAGAAGCAGGTGTTGATATGCCAGCACAAGAACAAAATACAACTGTAGACAACAATCCAATCGAGGAGGATAAAGCAAATGAATAAGTGCAAAGTAGGAATGAACTGTAAGGTTGAATTTAATGGTGTAGATTCAATAAATCTTACAGTTCCAATAATAATTTCAGACGAAACAGTAGTACAGCGATACTCTTGGGCTGAAGGCGAATATTATTTAACCCTAGACCACAATAAAGACTCAATTCTTATGGATAGAGCAGAGATATTAAACCTATTCGTAAATCACGACACATCAGAACTTCCAATAGCCGCTTTTCAAGAGATAAAAGTTGAAGATAGAAAGCTAAAAGGGGTGGCTAAGTTTGATAAGGATGATGAAGTCTCATTAAAGCTTTTTAACAAAATAGAGAAGGGTTTTCTTAAAACTTTTAGTGTTGGAGCAGACATATTAGAAAAAAGCTTAGAAAAAGAACTAGACGGAGTGAAATACTACAGAGTAACAAAATGGATGCCTACAGAGGTAAGTATCGCCCCTATCCCTGCAATTCCAAATGCAAAAGTGGGGTTAGTTAAGGACTTGGTATCTATACCAACTGCAAAAAGCGACAAAATAGTAAATCTAAATAAGGGAGAAAGTATGGAACTTTCAAAAGAAAAATTTGATGCGTTAATGCTTGAAAAATCTAACCTTGAAGCTGAACTTACTAAAGCTACAGCAGGTGTAGAAGCTACAAAAGCAGAGTTAGAAAAAGTATCGGCTGACAAAGTTGAACTTGAGAAAACACTAGCGTTATCAAAACAAGCGATTACTGATAAAGGGCAAATCGTAGGTTTAGCATTTGAGTTTGGTATGGACAAAGAAGCAACTTTAGAGTTGATGAAATCTGAATCTATTAATGAAGCAAACGCAAAGACTTTAGAGCTTTTAAAAAGCGGTGAAGCAACAGTAAAAGGTGATAGTTCAGAAGAACATTTCAGTAAAGACCAAAAAGATGATAGTGCATCAATTTGGGACAAAATCAAATAAGGGATATTAGATGGCAGTTTTAGAATACAACGGAATATCTACTGGGTCTTACTTAGTAAGTGAAGCAAATGGATATAGAAGTAAAGCAACAGCTACTTTAGCAACTGGTGAGAATCTACAAGCAGGTAGCTTAGTTGGTGTTATTACAGCAAGTGGTGAATATGCAAGATACAACCCTGCAAATTCAGATGGTACGGAAACAGTAGCAGGAGTTTTACATCAATCAGTAGATGCAACAGATGGTGCAGTTGATTGTGTAGTAGTAAACAAAGATGCTGAAGTTAATGGGCAAGTTTTAACATATTCAGATGGTGCAGATGCAGATGCAATCGCAACTGCAAATACAGAATTAGATGCTCTTGGCATTGTAGTTAGAAGATAAGGAGAGTCAAAATGGCAAGTATGGATATATTTAATCAAGATGCTTTTTCAATGGTGAACTTAACTGATGCAATCATTAAGAAACCTTACCAACCATCTCTAGTAAGAGATATGGGGTTATTTGAGAAACAATCAGTAACAACAACAACTATTCAATTAGAGCAAAAAGAAAAAGGTCAAATAGGTTTAGTTCAAACTTCACCTAGAGGTTCAGCACCATCTTTAGTAGGTAGAGAAGGTAGAGATATTAGACCTGCAAATACTGTAAGACTAGCTGATGGATTCTCTGTTTATGCA